TATAGGCCCAAAAACAAAACATACCTTTTATAATTTTGCTCAAAAACAATATAAAATACTGATACATAATATTTTTGCCCTGATTTTACTCATGTTTAAATAAAAAACGAATTGTGACAAAAGTACACTTTTATACTATTTGCCTCCCATTTAGCCCACAATACTCCAATGTTTATGATACGTAACTACCTCTTAATGTGCATTAACAAGCTATATAGCCCTGTAATATTGAGGTTATGGACATTTATACGGACCGATTTAAGCGGCTTTCAATCACTGCTAAAATGGTGCATGGTTAGTGCACAATTATTAAATAAAAACTGTGAAAATTGGCAAAAAGAATGGGTTGGGCATACAAATGGGCATACAAATGGGCGTACAAAAAGGTGTAAAAAAACACTCGTAACTATGGGGTTAAATTCTAAAATATGTTAATATTTAGTTAAAATGGCGTTTAAAGTAGGGGATAAATCCCTAATAATCTGGCTTTATGGGGGGATAGTACCCAATATTACTCCTTGCAAACACCCTATAGTACAGTATATCAGCGCTATGTGAATTTCATTGAAATTAGATGTGTGTTTTTAGTGGTACAATTTGTTATATAGGCGGCTTAAATGTAGGCAGTTGGAGCTACTTATGAACTACTAAGTATAAAATTAATATCAGAAAAACCTGTTATAATAGAAATCCCAAAAAATTCTAAATGCAAGATTGTGAAAAAGAATATATTTATAAAGTAATAGAAAGTCTGGAAATAAATGGCCCTGATTTTGAGTTGGCTATTATTGAACTATTGACAAATCCAAAAATACCTCATTATGTTGATACCCTAAGGGAGGTATTAAAACAATTATCTAATGGTAATGACATTATTGATATAGAGGATTCTGAATTGTGGTTTAAATTGCAGGAACAGTATATAAGGTTTTTAATTCTGGCTATTGACGAGAGACTTTAATTCTTCTATTTGATTTTCTAAAGCATCATTCTTTCTTACAAGCCGTACAATTACTCTATTCAGTTTATTTATTTCCTCTTCAAAATAGGTGTCTCGAATGTTGAACTTTGGAATAGGCTCTTGCTCACTTACGGCCGGTAGGTTTTCCAAATTATAAGGGGGGTAAGCTTTACTCATGTCTTCCTTAAGCATTTCACCTTCACCTGATATTAGCCATCTAGCATTTATACTACCATATGTTTGTATTATTTTTTCAAGTATTTCAAAACTGGGTTTCCTTTCTTCATTAACAATCCTACCAATCGTTACATTATTTGACAATCCAATAGCCTTGCTAAAAGAATTTTTGGTAAGGCCAAACTCTTTTATTATCAACTTAATACGATCTGATATTGATAATACCATAAAATAATTGTAAAAAAAAACTACCAAAAGGTTGTATAATACGACATAATGGTTGTATATTTGTAGAATATTTACAACAAAAGTAGTCTAATAATAATGGAAAGTCAAAAAAAGCCAACAAAAAATTACGGAATATGCAAAATGATTGCTGATAAAACAGGCAGTCACCCTTGGTATGTTAGCCGTGTTTTGAATGGTACAGTTAATACGAGCAAGGGAAAAAAAGCACGTAAAATACTCGAAGTTGCGGATCAAATTAACGCAGTTTTAAACTAAAGATATGGAATACTGTCAAAACTCAATAGTAATACCAGCCACAGATTTAATCGGTTCCATTTTTTCAAAAAATAATTATGATCGATTGAAGGGTAGGGGAAAAATAAAAGTCCTTCGCCGTGGTTGCAGAAATACTCCAGCCCTGGTTGAATATGATAGTTTACCTGAGCGCTTTAAAACTCAAGTCAAAGAAAAATTAGGAGATCCTAAGAAAATAGTCAAGAACGACTTATTTACATCCTTTATTGAGTATGATGAGGCAGCATATGAATTTTATAAATCTTTTCGCAAGCCTGATGGGAAACCGCTGGATCCAGAAAAACGGAACGAATATCGCTCTAATGCCGAGATCTATACAGCAATTCTAAATTTTGTTAATCATGTAAAGGGGTTTCGCCGTGCCCGGGGTGGTAATACTAAAGGAATTTGGCAGCGTGTTTCTGAAGCTGTAAATAACCTCGATGTAAATGAATATCCCCACTCTCTTCCCGGAAATGCCAAAAGCATCGAGCGCAACTTAAGGAAATATAAACAAGGCGGCTACATAAGCCTGGTTCATGGCGGCGTAGGTAATAGTAACCCTACAAAAATTGAGGGCGAAGTTGCCGACTGGATCCTTGCAACCTATTGCCTCCCGACTAAACCGGTAATTCCATATTTAATGGAAATGTATAACGAAATCCGTATAGATAACAAATGGCCTGAGCTGTCAGAAAGCGCAGTAAACCTTTGGCTAAATAAAACCGAAAATGAGCGCAAGTGGGTACTGGCACGACACGGTAAGGATGAATGGATGCGTAGGTTCGGGCATCACGTTAAGCGTGACCGTGAAAACTGGTTCCCAAATGCATGGTGGGCTGTGGATGGCACAAAGCTCGACTGGGTGCACTATGAAGATAATACCCTCGGTATGGCTGCCAAACTAAAGATTAACCCTTTGATTGATGTTTATTCAGAAAAAATACTAGGATATAGCTACTCAGAAACCGAGTCACATGTTGATCATTTCAAGTCCCTTAAAATGGGTATGAATACGGCAATGGCTAAACCATATCTGCTTACTTACGACAACCAGTCGGGGCACAAAAGCAAAAGAATGCAAAAATTGTATGATCAGGTTACAGCTACAGGTGGTACACATTACCCACACCGTGCATATCGTAAAAGCAATCCAATTGAGCAGGTTTTTAACCGACTGCAACAACAAGTGATCAGCCGTTTCTGGTTTAGCGATAAGCAAACAATCAAAGCCCGTAATATCGATAATACTCCTAATATTGATTTCCTATCCCAAAACAAACACCACTTATATACACGTGAGCAGCTTCTTAGCGCTTGGGAAATGGCCGTTGACCAATGGAATAACGGTAAACACCCACGTTTTAAGGAAAAAACCCGTAATGAAATATACGCCCAGGAGGCTCCTATTTCACATCCCGTTGATTTTGCAGAAATGGTTGAAACATTCTGGATTGATGATAGCAAAGGATCTACCTATCGCCGTGGTGGTATTAAATTAAAAGTTGCTAACCGTGAGTTTGATTATGAGGTGTATGATTCTGACAATAAAATTGACCTTGAGTTTCGCCGCAAATATATAGGCTGTAAGTTCGTAATTCGTTACGATCCTGAAACCCTAAATGAGTTTGTTGGTTTATACCAGGAAACCGACAATGGCCTTCTTTTTATTGCCCATGCCCAACCAAAGCGTGCACATGAAGTAATCCCGATATTAATGAAGGAAGGCGACAAGGCCCTTTGGAAAGAAGATTACCAAGTATCTGACATCGAATATGAGCGCGACCTTAAGGAAATTGAAGCCCTTAGAGCTCGTACCGGAATCACTCCTGAAAAACTTATCGCAGATCAGGATCTTGAAATTAAAATGGGTGGCAAACTTAAAAAAGAACATAGAAATTTAGTGGAGTCCGACTCCTTTTTATCACGATTATAAACCAAACCTTTTTATGATGAATGATGAACTAAAATACAAAATCTCAGATGAAATTAGCACACTGGCCGATAAGCGAAGTCTTAACAGCCTCTCTCATCGCACAGGCGTATCAACGGCAACCCTTAGCCATATGGTTAACGGAAAGTGGAGCCTTATCCGCCCCGAGATGTGGCGAAAAGTACAAATTTCGTTAAAGATCGACTTCAATTGGAAAACAGCCAATACTACCAATTTACGAGGTATGTTTGAGCTACTTGAAAATGCACAGTCGCGAAGTTTTAGTTTAGCAATCAGTTATAATGCCGGTACTGGCAAAAGCCATGCCTATAGATCATTTGAGCGCTCACATCCAAATGTTATACATGTTGAGTGCAAAAAGTACTGGAGTAAAAAATCATATGTAAAGAACCTTCTTGTTAATGCCGGTATTGATACTTCAGGAACCACCGAGGAAATGATAGAGCGTTTTTTAGCTCACCTCCGGTCACTCGAAAAACCATTACTAATAATTGACCAGGCCGATAAGCTTAAGGATCCTTCACTGGACTTATTTATGGACTTCTATAATGATTTGGACGGGTATTGCGGGTTTATACTCTCGGGTGTTCCGGCGCTCGACAGGAAGCTCCGCAGGGGCAACCAGCGCGATAAATCGGGATATGCCGAGTACTGGAGTCGTATTGGCCGTAAAACCATCCCCCTTAACCCAATTCAGTTGGCCGATGTTGAAAGAATTTGTAAGGCCAATGGCTTGGATGACCGTACAGAAATACAAACAATCTTTAATACCTGTGAGGGTGATTTAAGACGTGTTAAAAAGAGCGTTAACCAGTATTTTATGCTACAGCAGCAATTAGATTAACAACACTACATGAAACGTGCTATTACCGTGGAGCAACTTGTAAATACAAAATTTAAAATCATGCAGTTTGATGGCGCTTGGCTGGCCAGTATTGGGAAGCCGGAAATGTCAGGTGTATGGATTGCCTGGGGACACTCAGGAAATGGTAAAACAAGGTTTGCAATGCAATTGGCCCGCTACTTAACCCAATTTGGCAAAGTAATATTCGACTCTCTTGAGGAGGGTGTACGCCTAAGCCTTCAAAGAGCGGTAATTGATGAGAATATGCGAGAAGTGGGGAAACGCTTTTTACTCCTTCATCGTGAATCAATTGAGGACTTGAAAATAAGGCTTCGCCGTAAACGATCAGCTGACATTATAATAATTGACAGCTTTCAATATACCGGGTTGAGCCGTAACGAATACATTGCCCTAAAGGAGGAATTCGAAAACAAACTATTTATTTTTTTGAGCCATGCTGAGGGGAAAAACCCGGGTGGCCGCACAGCCGATTTTGTCCGCTACGATGCTGATGTAAAAATACACATACAAGGGTTTATTGCATTTATTGCAAGCCGTTATGGCGGTGGTGATGAGTATGTAATTTGGGACGAAGGAGCTAAAATTTATCATGGCACAAATAGTAATAACCAAAAATAACTATATGAAAGAAACTAGCGAAATAACCTACGAATACGACCCTGTACAACAGAGGTTGTTTATTTATGAAAACGGTAAACACGTTGGAGGGTTCCACCAACAAAATGCCGAAAAACAATTCACAAGATTACTCGAAAGCGGAGCCAAAATAAGCATTGTTACTATGAGTTCTGAAATAAAAAGAAAGCAGCTTGTAAGACGCCTACGTGCATCATGGATTAAGCAGGGTATTGATAAACACCGTGAGCATATTCTCAGCGGATATGGCGTAGAGTCTACAGCCGATTTAACAGTTCCCCAACTTGAGGAACTAATTACAATATATAATCCTAAACAACCACCTCCGGAGGCAATTCGTAAGCTTCGGAGTATTGTGTTGAAGATCCTTACCTCAATGGGTATCTATATTGATGGTAACTGGGATGAAGTTAACCGCTATATGCTGGATCCACGAATTTGTGGCAAAGTTCTATACCAGCTTAATGAAAATGAGCTTCAGGTGTTGATTAGAAAGTTGAACTCCATCGCCGATAAGAAAGAGGAAAAGGACGCTTATATGAAAAGAATATCAAAGCTTAACTAAACTCAAAAACCAAATGAAAAAGGAAGAGCAGATTAAAATACTCGAGAGTACCAGGAATGAATTATGGAACTGGTATTTAAAGCATCCATACTCACCTGAGCATCGTTGGATCAAGAAAGAGGTAAACTCATTGTACTACCAAATAAGCCGGCTTAAGAAAGGCGAAATAGATCTTGTTTATGATGCCGCTGCGGGTGCCATAGATGCGCTTAAAGTATTAGAAAAAGTTAAAGCCAGAAGGGCTAATAAGAAATTTGAATTAGTGAAAATCAATAGCAATACTTGGAAAGAGGTTGAAATAAAAACTACATAAAATGACTAAGAAAATTTGGAAAGACAGTTCAGGGAATACCGTACCATCGCAGTACGTTCCCAAGCTCGACAAAGAACGTGATCGGGCAGCTAGTAAGATCTACAAAAAAGCTCTAGATCTAAATAAGAGAATAGCAGCTTTTAAAGTGGATAACTTTAATATTTGCGATGAGCTTTACAATAAGATGCTTACCGAGAATAAAGTTAAATCGGACGGTAAGGGAAATTATACAATCACCAGCTTTGATAAGGATATTAAAATTGAGATATCAATTCAAAAGCGTGTTGAGTTTGATGATCACATTACACTGGCCCACACCAAAATTAAAGAGTATTTAGCGGCCAAAACTGGCGATGTGGATAACGATATCCACCAGTTAATTAATCATGCCTTTCAGGTTGATAAAGGCCGTATGGATGCCAAAAGGGTACTGGGGCTATTCCAACTCAAGATAACCCACAAACTATGGCTTGAGGCTATGGATTTGATTAAAAAGAGCATCTCTACCAATGTATCAAACCGCTATATGCGAATTTGGAAAAAGAACGAAAATGGTGACTACAAAAATGTAGATCTTAATTTTTCATCGATATAATCCCTACTGGCAGCCACCCCGGATCGAGGCCGGGGAGGGAGCAATAATTAATAACTAATATGAATCATATGAAAAAAATTCCTATCAGTGCAGCCAAAGGTATTGGAGACCTTTATAACCAAGATCAGGTTATTATAATTTCTTATTGTAGTTCTACTGAAAGTACAAATGTAACTACATGGGGTAAACATGCTAGTGATAAAACATTAGCGGCAAGTGCTGGAAACTATTATAAAAAACAGCTTGGCTTCCCTGATGAAATGTGCAACGATAAGCCTCAGGATTATAAAGAGGAATATATTGTCCCCAACCTTACAGAAATCTATGTAGTGGCAAAAGATGCACATGCTAAGGGTACGTTAAATCACCACCAGTTCCTAGTCACCAAGAAAAGTTTAATGGAGCTTCAAGAAATGGATTTGATAATTATCGACGAAGGGACTTTTAAAAACTAAGAATCCGTGATTAACCAAAAGCACTATAACAAGTTAAAGCCATATTTCAGGGAGCTTCTTATAAATAAAGATGCAATACAACTTCCTGAAATAGCCAGAAGAACCAAGGTTAATTATGGCAAGGTGCTTACATATTTCAGCGTGTACTTAAGGGATTTTCAATTGGGGAAGAAAGGGAGTAAGGAAGTAATTAAAGCTGTATTCAAAATGCCAAATGGTATGATTGAGACATGGTCTGGAGAAAACAACTTAATAAGCCGTTTTTGTGGCCAATATTCAGTTGAATTATATGACAGAATTGTAAAAGCTTCCGATAGTAATACAAAGTGGAATGGATTTGATTAATAAAACTAAACTTATAACTATGATATACCCAACAATCGAAGAAGTAAACAAGGCCTCAAGGCTTGAAATATGCCGCTGGTGGCGTTTTTTACCATCACCGGTAAATAAGGCCCAAGCTGAAGTAAATGTACGATTGGCCGAGCGCTTTAAAGAAGTAGGAGGATTTACCACGCAGATATCAAAACAGTTGGGGTGGGTAGCTGACAGCTAACAAAGGTAGATGGGCCTGTTTTAATGGCTTATCTACACTGTTAGCTGGCGGCTTTGAAAATATATAACAAATTAATAACAAAAAGCATGGAACCAAATTTATTAATAGTAATAGCACTGGCAATAATTAGCCTCTTAGCGGTTGGCTTTCTTATTGGCTACTTAGTAGGTAATATGGAATTCAATCAGGCAATTAAGATACTGGAAAACGATAATAATAACCATAAAAAAAGTAAAGATGAAAAAACCAACCCCACAACAAAACTTTGATGAAGCATTTAAAATGATTGAGTATTTACTTGCCCGGGTTGACACTCCGGGAAAGCCTGAAATGGTAAGAAAGTTAGACAAGTTGATACAGCCATATAAAAAACGGAATGAGCAAGATTGACGAAATAGAGCAATACTTTAAAGAAAATGGTTATCCTGAAGGCGAAATACAGCTTTATCCCTGGGCGAAGATCACCGATGCAAAAAAGTACGTTGAGTCGGTTATACAAACCCTTCGATCTAACCCGGGGAAAAAGGTATACATGCCTTATTTCGTTAGGCTAGCTGATTTCTATGAACTTATTAAATCACAAAACAAATAACTATGTTTAAAATACTTAGGAAACCAACCCCAAAGAAAATGTACAGCATACACTTTAAGGTATATGCCGATAGTAAAGCAATAGCCGAGTTCTATGTTAAAGCACCAGGCCATAATAAACGTCAGGCGCTGGAACTGGCAAAGAAAAAGGTTAGCCTCAAACCCGTAAAAGCATTTCTTTTTAAATCAACTAAATAATTCTCTTTATGAAAACACTAATCAATATCACTGAAACCGGCCTTAAAATCGAAATGGGCACAATGAATATTACCATCGAGACACCAGAAGATAATACTCATGTTGTTGAAAAAGTGCTCGAAAGTGCCACAATTCCAGAGCCCGAGAAACCCATTACTAAGCCAGGTAAAAAAAAGGTGAAGCCTGCAAAAACAAATAAAAAAAACAGCTCTACTCAGAATAGAATAGCCAAGGAAAAGAGTTGTAAAAACTGTGAGGGGAAATTCCAGCCAACAACCAATGCCCAGAAATTTTGCACAATTGAGTGTAAAAAGGAATTCAAGCATAAAGAGCTTGATAAGACTCTTGCCGATATAGAAAAAAACAGAAGGGAACCTTATAAACTGCAAAAATAATGCAAGCTGTATTTGTAACCATAGTAACTATAGGCGGATTTCTGTTATTCTATTACCTGTTTTACAGAATGCTAAAGAATATTTTTGATAAATACAGTAGAGACTAAAAACTAGAAATATGCAATTCATACTAACAGGAAAGAAAACGGCTGCTAAGATCGTGTTTAAATACGATTTAAGAGGCTTTTTAACATCGTTTGAAGTAGAGGGTATAGATGACGAAAGACAACTTCAATACTTATTTTGGAATGATAAATTTCCATTCCCATATATTGAGTCGATGATTGCCCAAGCTGAGAAAGTAGGCACCTTTAATATTACCAAGGTTGAAGATGATTTAAGCTTTGAACGATTTTGGAATGAGTACAGCTGTAAAGTTAGCAAGCTAAAGGCCTCAAAGCTTTGGAAGAAACTAAGTAAGGCGAATCGGATCAAGGTATTCCTACACCTTCCAAAATACCAGGCTTATTTGGATAGTAAGGGAATTGAAAAAGCATACCCCGATACATATTTACGTAACCAAAAGTGGGAAGATGAATATTAACGACAGACTCCAGATAAAACTTAGCCGCGACGAGCTTGGCGAATTGGTGGCCATGCTCAATACTTCGGATTACCAATCTATAAACGGATCCTATATCCGCACTATGGTTATGTATGTATGCCGCCAGTTATATTTAAAGCTTCATGGCAGGCTATCAAAAATAAGATTTAACAAAACCAGCTCCGTTACCTTTAACCCGTCTGAGGCAGCCGCGTTGTACACACTACTAAAGCTCGAGGTAGAAGTAGAACCCAACACCTTCCGCTACGCGCTTATATGGAAATTAACGTCATTAATTGAACCTAAATTCATATAATACAACCATGCAGCGTCCCGATTTGGCAAAACAAAAAGTAAAACGAATACTTGTATTTTACAAGGAACTGGAGAGTATGAAGGTTACTCACGAGGCTGCTATGGAGATAATGGAATATGTATTTGGCGTTTCATCGCGATGGATGGAGGAGCTGCTGCGCAAAAACAGCATAGAAGATTACAAGGATATCAACCTGAAGTACCTTGATATGGATATGGTAATGATTGATGCCCTTGTTTCACACATCCACAAAAATGCACGCGCAAGCAGAAAAGACAGGAATAAACAACTGTCAATGTTTAAATGATTAATTTTACAGTGTAATAAATTTGTAAGTCATGAAAAAAGGTGTATTAATAATTGTTGTTATTGTAATTGCCATAATTGTTGTTTTAGTTATAATCAAGTCCTCAAAACAATATGATGAAGCTAAAAGTAGACGTGCAGAAACACAAGAATACTATGAAGACATAAGAAAAGAGGGAGCCCTAAAATACGAGGCCTATGAGAGAGCTAAGAATGTTATTAAGGAATTATTAAAGTCTCCTTCTACAGCCCAATTTCCGGAGTATTCGGATGTTAAAAACAGAATATACAGAAAGGATAGTTTAATTTCTGTAAGCTCTTTTGTTGATGCCCATAATGCATACGGAGCACTGTTAAAAGCTGACTATTCTGTTGACATGGTTTATGTTTATGGAAAATGGAATCTTGTTAGTATATATTATGATGGAGAGAAGGTGTTCCCTTAATAAATAGAGCTCTATTACTTTAGATTATAAGAAGCCCCATATCCGGGGTTTTTTTATATTTGCGAAGCAGATCAATTACTACGTAGAATCACTCAATTTGGGTTTTATTTTTCCTTAAAATAATGCCCGGGTTGGGTGCTTTTTTTTAGCGCCCACGGTTCTACGTAACTGGTCTGCAAGCGCCCGGGCTTTTTTTCGTAACCTTTTTTCGTAGCTTTCGTAAAGTCCTAAAAATTAATTAATCTAAAGCAGTTATTATGGATTTCACAGCTAGTTACATCAACCCTAATTCAACCAAATTCACTATTTATTTATTCAATATTAAACTCTTGTCAAACAAAAGAAGTGGTCCGGAAGTTTATAGGGAATTAATCCACGCCTTACATGAACAAAAGGTTGCTGTAAATACTTACTCCGATAAGTCAATGCAATTGCGTACTCAATTTGGCACAAATGAAAAGGTAATTTATGGCAAGATTGTTTATTACACTAACCTTGAGAGTGACAAAGTGTATAATGATCAAACAAATGATATTGAGCCACACCAATTTGATCCAAATATTCACCCCAACCCAAAAGAAACCTCCTATTTCTTTGTCCCGGAAGCTCACAGATTTGCCATAATTGCAAATAAAGGTGTATCTGATACCGGTGTACTGAAATTCTTAACTCAGGGTTTGAAGCAAGTCATAGATTGGGAGGAAGAAATACAGGTTATTATTGAGCAGGCAAATGACGGGTATGATATGATTCTTTCAGCAAATGAAGTTAAATCAATAGAGATAAACCTTACATATAGTAACAACGATAAATCCGATGAATTTCAGGAGTTGCTGGATGAAGATATGAAAATCAGTAATACGGAGGAGATGACGATTATTGCCAAGGGCGATAATGTTAACCCAATAGAAATTCGAAAAAGCAATGTTCTAACAGGAGCTCTTAAATTATCCCAAAGCAACGGAAACGCAAAAGCAACTATTATTGGTGGCGATAATAAAAAGGTTAAAGTTGAAACAAAGGATTACTCCCGTAAGGAGATTGTGGATTCACCAGAGGGTGATGAACACAATTCTGTTTATAATAAGATTATGGGGATATTCAGATAAACCTTTTTTTTATAGTTTTGCTAAAAAGAGGTAACTGTGTCAAATCGAGATATTAAATTTGGAATACCGGGTGTGCTATCCCTGTACACCTGGAAAGACTTTAAGAAAAGCCTTAAGTATCCTCTACCATTTACCTTAGTGGTTTTTGCTGTATTTGTAGTATTTAGCGAGGATACCTACCAGTTGATTTGTGATGTCGTTAATTTGGCTGTTTCAGTTATTCCAACAATTATAGGGTTTGTACTAGCAGGCTATGCATTACTTGTTGGCTTTGGTAACAAGGAATTCTTAATGTTCTTATCAAAAACCAGAGCAGGCAGACCAACCTTATACCAGGGGCTTAATTCCGTTTTTGCCTTTTCACTGTTATTTCAATTAATGTTCCTGATTTTTGCCTCTTTTGTGTATTTCCTAATTAAGCTAAATTTCGATCTTATTTTCATAAGTAACCAGGTGAGTTACATTACAAACCTTCTCACTCTGTTCGTTTTAATATTTGGTTTTTTCTATTCGCTTTTTTCTGTGAAAGATATGATTGCAAATGTATTTAGCTTTGGTCAGATGCACCACTACAAAATAAAAAAGGATATTAAAAAAAAGAAGGAAGAAGAAACAAAAAACCAAGCTAACTAAAGGTTAACAATAAGTAAGTCACCCTCAACCTTAGTATAACTCTTTATAGCCGTTGTGTCGGTTATTGTGCACTTAAAGCTTTGGATATGCTCTACAACATCACTATAGTAATGGTCGTGGGCAAAGTTTGTACGGCTTACAGATCCGAAAAACTCGCCACTCCATCCGGCCAGCCAATAATGTATTAAATCGTTAAGCTGAAGGTGAGAGAGAAACCTGTCGGTAAACTGCTGACTATACTGGCTTTTTGCTTTTGTAGAGCTTGCAATATGTAAATCAAAATACATTTGCCCCAGCTGCCTATGCTTACCGGTACTTTGAAAGGGGATTGTTTTAAACTCCAAAAATACTGCCGGAAAATTAAACGGCGCTTTCCAATCCTCATTAAACTGCTGATTCCAGAAGTCAATATGTTTAATGATACTTGTGTCATTTTCATCTTTAATGTTGAGCAGTCGTGCTGCTAACAGCTTATAAAAATCTCCTAATGCATTCATTATTTAAACGATTTATCAATGTTATAAATTACTATTCTGTCGAGTTTACGGTTGAGGGTATGGCTGTTTCCTACAAATTGCCTTTGTGGCATATTCATTTTTCGTGTATGGGCCTTAACTGTTGTACTTCCCATTGCAACCCTACGAGTGCTTTTACGCCTTGTAGAAATACTTTGAACGGTAACCCGGCCCCTTATTACTCTCTGGTGCTGCCTCACCTTTACATTGCCCTTGAATCCCTCATTGTGGGCAATTGCATATTTAACAGGAATTCGTATTAGAGCTTCGCTCCTGGATGCGCGTGCTAAGCGAATACTGTTCTTTAACCGGCCGCTCTTAGTAAGAATTGCACGGCGGTTACCCTTTTCTCTGTTTTTCCTTGATTTCCATCTTTCCGCCCGCTTATCGGTCCATGCCTGTGCCCGGAATCTGTCCTTAAAAAAGTTTACAGCAGTTTGTCCCAGTATTGGCATAAGCTTTTCAGAATTAGCCTTGAAATGCTTATTTATCTTCGAGAAGCTGTATGGCCGCCCCTTGTATATAAATGCCGGTTTTATAGTCATTTGACAAACTGTGTTATATGTTGTATATTTGTATCCGCTAAGCTTTTAACCATCAATGAGTATGACTCCGAGGTAAGATCCGGACGCTAGTCTCTAATGTTTAGAAGCTTTTTTTATTAGTATTCCCGCTCTCCAGTCTCTATCAAACTTATCTTTATCGGCCTCAAACCACGTTTTTAGTTTCATTCCGTCATCTGTAATGTCGCTAACTGTAATAATACTCCTGTCACGATAATGCTTAATATGTCTTAACTGTATTGTTTTTGAGGTGCCCTTTTCTGCTAAAAATACTTCATCAGGAGTTTTTAATACTTCGGGAACAAACTCAATAATATTTAGCCTGTCGGCCTTGGAATGTGCCTTAAGTGTTTTAGCATTAAACTCGATGGCCCTGTTTGCATAATCTGCAAATAAGTTTGCGTTATCTGCCAATAACTTTTCGGCATAGGCAATATCCCTGGTTTGTATTTTTACTTCCGGGAAGCTTTTTTTATTCAATTTTGAATATGCCTCCAGATCCTGATCCTTATATGTTAGCTTTTGTGCCAGGTTACGCTTTATGTAGAATTTTCCCTCATCGAATATGGTGCGGATCTTTGCCCGGTTCTTATTGAACCCACCCTTGATCATTACATCAAGCTCACTATCTCCCGACTCATTAACCTGGGTTCTTGCAAGTGCTGTTTCTGCGTCCTTACGGGTACTATATTTAGTAGGCGTTCCTCTTAATGGTTTTACATAGCACCGGCAGCCCCAGCCATTTGGCGGGTATATACTATCAAATGCCTGATCATCAGCCTTAAATTTCATACCATGCAGTACCTTATGTGATGGCCTTACACGGTCATCTCCAACCGTTAAGTATTGCCATGTTGGGAACTCATCCATTTGATTACGCATCGAGTGGTACACCGCTGCATTATGGGAGGTATTCCATGCGAAGTCGTACTCGGTACGCAAATAGTTCTTATTGTACTGGTTATTTAGTACTGCGGCTTTTTTCTTAAAATCACTAAAGGTATCGCTATCCTTAGCCATTTTGTTAAGCTCATAAACTGCCGCAGCTGATTTGGCCGCCGAGAATTTAAAAAGGTTCAGCTCAAACATATTTAATGCCAGCTGATCAGGAGATCCAAACTCAGTTTTTATGGTATTGGGTGCTTTAAGTAGTTGTAGCTGCTTTTCATTTTTCCAACCACGGGTTAAGGCATCCCGGTATATTTTGCTTAGTTGTACAAAATAGGAGTATGAGAATGTGGTAGTCCGATCGTCCCAAATATTCCTTAAAATGCCGTTAAATGACTGCTCAATTTTATCACTTTCCTTGCTAAGTTGAATTAACTCATGATCACAGCAGCTGTACTCCGGATTATGAACCAGCCTTACTAGCTTTTTTTTTTAATGTCGCCCTCCCCCGATTGAGTGGAAGCGGCTACCTGTTTTACACCGGTGATTGTAACCCCATATTTCTCACTAAAATAGTCCGGGTCAATTTCGTAGTGGTCCAGTAACATTGATTCAATTTCCTGCATCTCCTTAGGAGAATACTCATAGGTTGTATCCCAGTCGAAAGAAAAGTTGGTTAATGGCCACCCGTGTTTGATCAATAACGGGAATAAATCATCATTTATAACATCCTTTAGAAAATCGGCATCAGCCTCTGCAATATCCTCAGCAACATCGGCATGAACATTTGCCTGGCTTTGTGATGAGCCATCATCCATTGTCATTGTTTGGCCAAGGATCGCCTTACTCATTTCTGAATTTGCCCGGCCAATACGTTTATCATATACATTAAATGCATCACCGCGCTTTGTTTCCACAATTTCAATTTCGGTACCTTCAGGGAATAAGCCCCATGCAGCTGAGCCCATATCCTCAAGCATCGATTCAATATTGTCAAGATCCTTTTTGTTACGCGTAGATGATTTACCAATTCTAACCGGCATGCCAAATATCTCCGCAAATTGATCCCAAAATTGAAGGGCATACTTTTTCGAAATTGTATCTTTTGCCACAGGTAATAATAACCCCAAGTCCTTAGGATCACCAACCGAAATACACCAATCGCTAAACGGTGGTTTATAATAATCGAAACCAGCCTTTGGTTCATCCATTACCTCTTTTATTATTACGTGATATTCAGGTATAACATGTGGACGTGGTAATAACTCGAGGTCAGTGAATTTAAGCTTAGGCTCCCTGATGATATCACCCAACTGAATAAGACTATGACCCCAGAAGATACTGTCGAGAGACAAGCTCATAAACTTCTTAAGCCATTTGCCCTGGATAAGCTGAGTTAATTCAATGTTTTCCTGCCCCTCCGAATCCACAACTTTGAATTTAGTGCGCATTACCTTTAGTTTCCTATTACGAATTGCCCCTAACAAGTGGTCGTCAAGCATTGCATCATAATAGATCTTATATAGATTAAACCTTTTGGGGTTCTCATGATTTAGGGCGTACTGATTTGCGGTTCTCCAGTCGGCTATTTCGTTCTGCGCCAATGTCTGGCTTTGCTCCTTCAGCTCAATTAGCACTTTCTTTTTACCGGCAATTTCCTTTGCAAGAAGTAACCTATCCCTATCGTTAAGGGCGTTTGGGTGATTTCTATTATCACCAAACTTCAGCTCCTTTTTACCCCAGGTTATTTTACGATTAAAAAATTCCATTTGATTAATTTTTTTACCAGGATGAACCCAGCTTTGTGTTACCCCCATATTTTACAGGGCTTCCTAAATCAGTTGCATCATCACTATCGATAGTAGGAAAGTCAGGTTGAGTATGGCCCTTTTGTATATCTTTTAACCACTTGTCAAGGTTTTCCTTCCTAATCTGCCTAATTTCGGGCATCATATTACCGGGAAGTGATGAATGCAACGTATATAATACTTCGTCCATTACAAAAAGTAATAGGGCAGGATTTCTTTCTTCGCCTGTCTTTTCAAAAAGGGTGTCAACATCATACCTACTCCTTAAGTACCCTTTTATATATTCAATTGCTGCCTTTTCGGCATCGGTTCTGGTGGTGTCATCCGATTGCTCAACAACATCACGATCGTCCTCCGTGATAAGCTTTTTATAGTCATCCTCTGTTAAATACATAGCTAATATCCTTTACTTGATTTACGGTTTCGTTTTCCAGTACGGGCTGGGTTTTCACTTGTTTGTCCTTTTCGCTGTAGCTTCCAAACCGCTCCCTCATCAGCGTCAGGACCATCATCATGAATACTCGCACCTTTTTGAAACCCCAATGTCATATCAATTGCCTGGAGCATATGGAAGTTCTTTTTTTGCCTGATGTCATAGGTTACTAATCCACGCTCCCATAATGGTGCAATAGCCTGAATACGGGCATGCTTATCAGGCTTTTTGCGAGTATCTCCCTGAATGGGCAAATAATATCCACGCTCTTTGGCCTCCAGCTCAAAATCGGCATAAAACATATCCTGTAAAAACACTTCCTCCATCCAGTATTCACAAATAACATCTTCCGGAAGCGACTCATGAAAGTCATAAAACCACTTAATTGCCTCTGTGATGGAAGTTTGCTTACAAAAAGCATCAATACAATACAGCTTAATTCCCTTTTTACCCCATACCTTAATAGCTTTATAATCGTTGGTTGTTTTCGGCTTGTATGATGGATCGAAATAGGCTATGATATTATCCATTTGTTGGAGTTTGGGAATACGCCCCCAGTGGATCCACTCCTGTTTGAAAATTTTACCTTTTATAACAGCCTTATGAAAATACTCCCTCAGGGCCATAAAATACCCCATCCGCTCAAAGCGCTGCTGAAGGTGTTTTGTTTTAAACTTCTGCCACCAGGTAGGCTTACCTGTAAAAGTTCCATCTACTGTTGCCTGAACTTTAGAGTGGTGCAATCCCTTGCGCTTTGGTTTATTATCGATATCACCAACAACGTGAGCAAGTATAGATTTTGGATGGATCCTGTTCCCAACTCCCAGGAACCGGCTCTGCCTAATGTCAAGTGCCCCGTAAAGAGATCCCAATAACCAATCTACAACACGCTCAACCCTGTCAAGGTTATTTACTATTTCGTCATCGTCCAAATCATCCCATACACAATAGTTTGGCCGCCTTTCGCGGTTACGTATTCCCCTTGGGCTTTGCCCCCGACCAAGCGCAAGAAACTGTATGCCATCATTTGTAATGAAATTACCATCTTCCCAGTTACCAGCCTTAAATTGCTGCCCAAAATCGTTAATGTATCGTTGGTTAAATTGAAGCTCTGCCTGTATATCACTTAATAAATCGCAAGCATCATCATTATTCTTTCAGATTATCACCATCCCACTGAGCTCGTCATCGATTTTTAGCCACATTGGGCAAATTACATCAGCGTGGACTGATTTTGCGTGCTCACGTGGCCATTCCCAAACTCCAAAAAAGTTAGGATCACGTTTAAGGGCTTTGGCCTCACGTATGTGAAAATCAGCACAGGGATCAGTAGCATAATGAGGGAAATAGTAGTTAACAAAGAAATCGTAATCTGTTTTAGCTTTGTTTATTCGCTTATTACGAATGTCTTCGGGCTCCTTCAGATTTATATGAGTAGCATTTTGAACTATCCTACACCATTCTTTCCACTCGTTATGTTTTGTCGATTGATTACTCATTTAGCCTTCTTGTTATATAAAGGTCCTGGTAATGATTTACTTTTTTTATGAAATCAAGATCTACTTCCTTGTTGTGGTTAGAAAGCTGATTTAGGAATTTACCAAAGGACATTAGCACATCCATAATAACAATAGGTGAATCCTGTTTATCAAGTTTCTCAATAAGAGCTGCCATTTTACTAAGCTTATCAGCATTAAAAGATTCGCTTTCCTGATCAAGCAGTTCATTGATTTTTGAAAGGGTTTTATTAATCAACTCTGTACGGCTGATGTTTTTTGCTGCCCTTTTCTCTTTCCAGCCACCGGCTTTAATCCAGTTATTGAGGGTTTTATTGGAGCCAATCTTTACGCGCTCACAAATTTCCTTCTGAGTAACGCCCTGCATATAAAGCAGGTAAGCAAGTTCCTTCTTATTCTCATTTCTGCCGGCCATAGTATCCTATTTGCAATTTTTAATTGCAAATATCATGGTTAGTGTGATGAAAAAATAATCTTTTATTATTTAAAGTAAAATATAGTACAGTAGGTGTAATATGTTTAACAGTAAGTTATTTATGATTTGCATAGTTAAATAGTATAACTCACTTTTGCCACTACAAAACGGTAATAATCCGCAACGAATGTCAGAAAATAAGATACACCCATTTGTGGTATCCGATGAAGCGATACTAAACTCCTACGGCAGCAGAATTATGACTGCCGGTATCGACGTTAAGCAATATAAAAGAAACCCCATTGTATTGTGGTATCACCACCGCCCAAAGCCCTGGAACAGTACCCAGCATAAAGACTTTGAATCATTGCCAATTGGTAAGGTTGTAAAACTATGGAAAGAGGACGGTAAATTAATGGCTGATATTGAGTTTGACCAGGAGGATGAATTTGCAGTAAAGATAGAGGGTAAGATTGATCGCGGATTTATTAACATGTGTTCACCCGGACTGGATCCCATTACAGTTAGTGAAGATCAGAAATACCTGTTACCAGGGCAAACAAGGCGGACGGTTGTTAAATCTGCCCTGGAGGAAATTAGCATTGTGGATATTGGCGGCAACAACAACGCCCTAAGACTTTCACATGATCCTGATAAGGATATTGATGATGTATTACCATTGCTTAAACTTTCTAAAAACGATACAAAAATGTCAGAATTTAAACAAAAGGTTGCCACCATATTAGGATTAGATCCTAACGCATCCGATGATAGCGTGATAGGCGCAATTAATGGTAAAATAACACTTGCAAAAACTGCTGAAGATTATAAAGGTAAGCATGAAAAATTGCAATTGGAAGTTGATAAAATGGCTGAAACCAGAATCATCGCCCTGGTTGATGATAACCAGGATAAAAAGTTCACAGCCGAGAAGCGTGAAACATTTATCACCCTTGGTAAAACATCGGGTTACGATACGCTTAAAAATGTATTGGACGCAACTCCTGTGATGGCTAAGCCTGATAGTATTATTAATCACGGTAGCTCAGATGATCCTCCTGAAGGTGGCGAAAAGATTACTCTGGCAAAACTGAAAGAACAGGGCCTTCCAGCTCTTGAAAAATACAAAAAAGAAAACAGGGAGGGATATATAGCTCTTTATAAAGCAGAATATGGTGAGGAACCTGTTCTGGAGGACTAGGCAAGTACCCTAAATAATTATTTAAACAGTAGTTAAAACGTTCAAAAAACTCAAATAGAAAAAGAAATGAAAACTTTCATCAACTTTATCACAGTAATGATTCTCTCGGCCTTTATGGCTGTAGGGCTTGAAACCGGTGCAGGCATTAACCCGGCTATTACATTCGGCTCAATGATAAGCCTGTCAATTATTTTATCGATTATCCCATCTCCAACGGGGGTTATGTTTATGGCCTTACAAAAGGAGCTATGGACAGGTGAGCTGATAAAAAGCTTTAGGCACGCTAATACCTTCCTTAGTAGAATTGGAAAAAAAGACCAGTATGTAAAGAATAATGTAATTCACCTGGCTCAAATTGGCGTTGACCCTGATGTGTTAATTAATAATACAGTTTACCCTATAGCAAGCGCACAGCGAGAGGACTCAGACATTCCAATAGGACTTGATAAGCTGGAAACGGAGAATACAATAATTACAGATGATGAGTTGCTGGCACTTCCATATGATAAACCGGGCTCAGTTATTGAACAGCATAGGGAGTCATTGGAACAAAAAGCGGCTGAGAAATCAATCCACAGCCTTTGCCCACTTGAAGACACAAGCGATACGCCTGTATTATTTACTTCGGGAGATAGTACTGGCTATACATACAACAGAAAGCGTCTTGCGGTTGCTGATATCATTAAAATGAAAAAGGCTCTTGACGATCTTAAAGTACCTCTTGAAGGTAGGGAACTTGTTCTTTGTAACCAACATGTTGAGGACTTGTTAATGACCTCTCAGTCATTTAAAGAGCAGTGGTATAAAAGAAAAACCGGTGAGATATTCGATATGTTCGGATTTAAAATCAGCCAGTTTGTGACTAACCCACTGTTTAACTCAGGTACTCAGAAAAAGAAAGCCTTTGGCTCTGCAGCTGCTGCCGCAACTGATCTTGAAACTTCAGTTGTGTATTACAACAAACGTGCGGTTCAAGCTCGTGGTACTGCTAAGATGTATCACGCTAAGGCTGAGGATAATCCTCAATACCGTCAAAGCGTGATAGGCTTTAGAATCTATCATATCTGTTTACCAAAGAAAAACACTGGCTTCGGTGCTATTGTTTCAACCCTTGTGAATTAGTAACCAATCACTTTATAAATACTCTTATGAAAAGGATTATCACATTTTTTATTGTACTTACTGCCCTACTTGTATCAACACAGGTAGAGGCTCAAAAGAAGTACGCCTTTGGATCGCGTACAGGTGAAACCCTGACATCGGCTGTGGCTGTGTCAGTAACTCCAGCTGCAACCTTAACTGTTTATACAGTTTCGGCTGATACAAATATTACCTGGAGCGTAGACAATTCCTATGCAGTAATTGGTGACAGGCTTGTCCTGGCTATTTCTGCTGATGCCAGTAACCGAGTTATGACATTCGGTACTAATATAACGGCAACCACTGATTCCGTACTAGCAAATAAGACTAAACTGTTCGAGTACATCTATACAGGATCAACATATCACTGTCTCGGAAAGCTACAGGCCGACTAGGCCGAAAATGGATAATTGCGGTGTAGAGCAGAGGTCAGCTCGACAGGCTCATAACCTGTAGGTCGGGGGTTCGAATCCCTTCACCGCTACAATAAACAACCACAGAAAGGAAAGGGGGGGAGTAATAGATGCGCAGAATTAATATCTAGCTCCCCCTTGTTAAAACAAAAAAGAAACTATGTCACCAGAAACTCAGGTTTGGATACTAACAGCGCTAGCAGGCTTTTTAATGATGGCCGGTTGGTGGTCAGTTAGAACTTGGATTCAAAAGATTGATAAAAAATTTGATCAGCTAATTGAGGCAGTTCAAAAGCAATCAGAGGCTAATATCAAACAATCTGGTGAAATCAATTCCCTTTCAAAGCGAGTTGATACCTCAGAGACCCGGCTTAACGATCACAGTAATAGAATTAAAAACCTTGAGATTAAAAATGGATAAGTTTTTAAAGGCATACAATATCACAATTGGCCATGAGGGAGGTTATGTTAATGATCCTGATGATCGTGGTGGTGAAACCTATAAAGGAATTGCTCGTAAGCATTGGCCACATTGGAAAGGCTGGGAGTTACTGGATATGATCAAGGATAGATACGGGCTTGCCAATATCAACAGCTCGTTGGCCAGAAATACAGGTATGCAGAATTATGTTCAGCAGTTTTATTATGAGAACTTCTGGCTTCCATTACAGTGTGACTCATTTCACTTTATTATAGCTTCTGAGCTATTTGACACAGCTGTTAATCAGGGTGTGGGTACATCTGCTAAATATTTACAGCAGGCATTGAATAAGCTTAATAGAAATCAAAAGGATTATCCCGATTTAAAAGTTGACGGGGGTATTGGTTTGATCACCAAAGAGGCATACAAAAGTTATTTTAATACTGCGCGGTTTGCCTCTCGTAATAGTGAAAAACTTTTGAAATGGATATTAAGATGGCTAAATTATTACCAGCTTAAACGATACGACTTAATTACAAATAAGGATCTAACCCAGGAGAAGTTTATCCCGGGATGGACCGAAAGAACTTAAATAATGGGCGACTTTAAAGATAAACACGGAAAAACAAGAGTTGGGGTATTTCTTCAGGAGGTAGCCCCTGATCTGTTAAATATGGCAGGTAATCTTACAGGTGTACAGATGCTAAATAAACTGGGTGAAATTATCGGGGGATCCTCCGATTTGAACCCGGCTCAAAAGGCAAATGCTTTGGAGTTACTCCAGCTCGATATCCAGGGTGAGCAGGAACGCACAAAACGTCATGCATCTGACATGAACTCCGACTCATGGCTAAGTAAGAATATAAGGCCAATGACACTTATATTCTTGAGTATTTTCCTTGCATTATTAATTGTATTGGACTCGGCCATTGGTGATGGCTTTGATGTTAAAGAAAAGTACATCTCACTTCTTGAAACTTTGGCACTTGCTGTATACTCCTTCTATTTTGTATTGAGGGGAATAAATAAAATGATCGTAAAACGTAAAAAATCATAATCATGAACAAGGAATTAGTAGAATTAGGAAAACAGTATTTTAAACTTTACCCAAAGCGGAAAGAGCTTTATATTACTGAAGACAAAAATGTTTTTTTGGATAAGTCCCCTGCAAAGGATCACGCTGCCAAAACAAAACAAAAATGTTTCACAGTAACTCCACAATCCTTAAAGGGTGATGATAAAGCTAAAAAGGAAGCTGATAAAATCAAAGCCGCTCAGGAAGCTGAAGCCTTGAAAAAAGCTGCTCAGGAGAAACTCCGCGAGCTGGATATTGAAAGCCTTAAGCAACCCGAAGCCTTGAAAGTGGTAAGGGATCTTGGTATAAAACCCAAAGATAACAAACTTGATACACTAAAGGCGGAGCTTGTTATTGCTAAAAAAGCACTCGGTAAGTAACAATTTGTTTCATAACGTTAAAATATAAATCATGTCAAGACCTGATGTTAATATAAACCTGACCAATGGCAACCTCGGTAGAGAAGTTGCCTCCAATGATGGAGTATCTGCCATTATCGGTTCCGGCGTTGCTGTAGCAGATAAGTTTGCTCTGGGTGATATCCTGGGACCTTACTACAAGCCTGAAGATGCCGCAGCAGATGGCATTGATGCCGACTATGACAGCACTAATAAAGTTTTGCTGTATCAACACATTAGCGACTTTTACGAAACTGCTGGTAACGGTACACCTCTTTATGTTATGGTTGTTGTTAACACCGTAACTATGGAAGATATCTGTGATAAAACAGAGGAGTACGCCGCAAAGCTCATTGAGCAGCTCAAGGGTGAACTTCGTATGGTTATCATAACCAGAGTTCCTGACGCTACATATGCGGCTACAGTTCTTAAGGGACTTGATGATGACGTAGTGGCCGCCGCTGTGAACGCGCAGGCCTTATGGGTAGAAAATTTCTCCAAATTCCGCCCTATTTCATTTTTAATTGAGGGTCGCGACTATCAGGGAGTGCCAGGAGATCTTGTTGATTTACGAAGCTCCAGCCTTGGACCAAATGCAAACAGGGTTGGTATCGTTATTAGTGCCGATCCCGATGTGTCAGCTGCCGAGGCTGAGTATGCAGCTTATGCAAATGTTGCATTAATAGCTGGCCGCCTTGCCGCCGATCCTGTGCAACGGGATCCGGGAAGAGTGAGAACAGGGAAGCTCCCAATTACAAAGGCAGGTCTTAGTGATGCTGTAAATATTAGCCAGGTTAGCGAAACCGATCTTGTGGCCATGCATGATAAAGGATATATCTTTTGCTGGCAGCATACCGGGAAAGCCGGCTATTACATTAATATGGGACATGCTGCTTGCCCTATTGCGGATGATTATTCATACCTCAGTCGTGGCCGTGTTATCGACAAAGCAGCTCGTTTAATTCGCCAGGTATATATCGAGGATCTCCTTGATGAAATTGAGGTTGACGCAGATGGTAAACTTGAGGTTGGAGTTATAAAGAACTTCCAGTCCAGGGGAGAAAGTGTTATCCAAACTAATATGCTGGCCAAAAAGGAAATATCAGGGGTTGGTGTTTACGTTAACCCTGATCAGAATATACTTTCAACTGATAAGTTGGAGGTAGAGCTTAAAATTACCCCAATGGGGATTGCTAAAGAAATCGTTGTTAACCTCGGATTCACAAATCCGGCAAATACTTAATATAATGATCAACGGAAACGAATATGCATTTGAGGATATGCAGGTAGTAATTAACGGCATCTCGCTTGAGGGTTTTGTAGATGTAAGATATGGTGCCACAAAGGAACATTCCAACGTTCACGGTCGCGGAAACAAACCGGTGAGTATGGCCCGAGGTAAAAAGGATGCCAAACCCGGTAAACTTACTATTCTGCAAAGTGAATTTGAAGCTTTGCAAAAAGCTACTCCTCCGGGAATGGATCCAACAGATTGGGTACCTTTTATAATGACCGTGAGTTATGCACCTGCAGGTGGTGTGCCTGTGACCGATGTTGTACCGTTTTGCCGTGTCACCGACTGGGAAAAAGGTATGAGCACCGAAGATGGTAATATGACCATTGAGTTGGCTCTTACAACCGGTATCCCAAAGTTAAATGTTTAATAATACAATTGCCTTATGAAAAAAGTACCGTTCGATAATAATACTTTAACTGACTTAAACCAGGAGCAGATTGATGGTTTTAAAAAAGAATATGAAACCATCTTTCTAATTGAGGTAGAGGACAAAAAATGTTTTTTACATCCACCAACCCGCCATGTACTTGATGCCGCACAGGCAGCAAGTAAGAAAGCCGAGAGTAAATTCAACGAGGTTATTCTTAAAAGCTGTTGGCTGGCTGGTGATAAGGAAATAGTTAACGATGATAACTATTTCCTTGCCGCATCAACACAGCTAACCAAAACGATTGAATTTAAGGAGGCAACCTTAAAAAAGTTATAGAGGCCTGGCAGGTAAACCGTGGAACATCGCACAGGCGATTAATAAATGCTCAGCTAAGGTATTATTACCGGATGACTCAAAGAGAGCTTGATGAGCTCGATGATGAAACCTGGGCGATGTTCTGGAACGATCTAATCTGGGTCAGAAAACAAGAAAAAGATGAAAGCCTCAAGGGCCTTAAAGACATAGGATTAATTTAATACTTACCGTGAACTTACGCGAATTAACATATCGAATTTATGGGGATGACCGCCTAAGTGGTAAGCTCAACAAAATAAGCGCCGCTGGTATTAAAACCGACAAATCACTTGGTGGTGCTTCCAAAAAAACATCTTCATTAAAAAACAGCCTCAAAGGGGCTACTGCTGAGATACCCGGACTTGGAGCCGGGCTTCGCTTTTTAACCAATCCTCTTGGGCTGGCTGCCGGGGGAGCAATGTTATTGGCCGGTGGTTTAAACAAAGCCAAAAATGAGGCAATTGCTTTTAATAATGAGTTTAGGGAACTGATTAACCTTAACCTGGACAAAAGCCCTGAGCAAATGGAGAAGCTCAAAAACCAGATATTACAAACCAGCTATAATTCCGGGTTTAATCCTTTGCAAGCTAGTAAGGGATTTTATGATGTACAGTCAATAACGGGTGAGTATGGAGCGGTGGTTCAAAGTATTGTAGGTCAAACCGGATCATTCGCTCAGGTAATGAGAGCCGACTTCAATAAAACAGTTGCCGGATCTGCCCAGGCAATGGAGATTTACGGTTTTAAGGTCAACCAAGTTCAAGACTACCTTAAAAGTTTGGTTAAAACTGTTAACGTTGGCTATACTTCATTTGATGAATTAAGCAAAGTTCAGGTTGAATATGCCAACGCCGCTGCTTCAGTTGGACAATCATTTGACAATGCCAATCGTGTGTTTTCCGTGTTTTCAAAGGCCCAAAAGAATGTAAATATTGCTGCGACAATGACAAAAACGGCCTTTGAGGATTTGACTAAAAAAAATACACTTGAGGGGCTTAAGCAAATAGGCGTAAGTGTTTTTGACGCTAAAGGCCAAATGCGTGGGGTTGATAAAATTCTTGAGGATTTAATACCAAAACTCAGCGCCATGAGTGATCTGCAGTTTGCAACTCTCAAAGAAGAAATTGGCGGTTCTGAAGGTATACGTGGGATGCTAGACCTAGCTAGAAACTCTGCTGACGAAATGCTTGCCGGGTTTAAGCAATTCGATAATGTTACATATAACTCACTTGAAGCATATAAAAAGGCGATCAAAGATGCTACTTTTTTAAGCGATCAGCTATCAAATAAATTGAGTGCCTCATGGGCAGGTCTTGGTCAATCGATATTGCCCGTTTGGAATAGAATAAAATTAATTAGTATTGGACTATTAGACAATACTCGCCAATTTATGGATGAAATTGGTACTGGTTGGAACTGGCTTTTCAACAGGTCAAAATATAATGATGATGTTTCTACAAACCGAAAAAATGCAATTAACTCCAGAGCCAATGCCTCAAAAACAAAGTATGAGGCCGCCATTGGTGATATAAATTCAAAAACACCACTATCAGAAGTTAATAAGCTCAAAGATCAGATAAGGGGTGATATTTCATCTGCAAAGGAAAAGGTAAAAGAAAGAGCCGACTCCAAACTGCTCAAACAGGCATATACAAAACAGGTTGAAACTCTTTCTAATTTCTTGAAAAAAGTTGAGGAGCGCACTAAGGTTGTTCCGGAGAACTCAACAAAGGGCTCAGGGGGAACCGGTAGTGGAACCGGTAAAGTTTCAAACGGATTAAGTGAAGTATCCGGTGGCGGGTCCAAAGCCACGAGTATCACCTTTCATATAGCTAAGCTTAATGAGAGTATCAATATAAATACTACCAATCTAACTGAGGCCACACCTGAGATTGAGGAGAAAATGACAGAAACATTGGTTCGCGCGATTGGCGGAGCTGAGCAAATTACAATGAACTAATGATATCACTAAAGGACCTATATTATAAAGCTTTCGGAGTAAGAGGCAGCACCTATCCCGATTTTGAAACCAAGCCAAAGGTTAAGGACTCCGTGGCCCATGATGAGATTGATACATATGCAACCAGTATCGATCAGGATGATGAGAGCTATGAAATAAAAAGCATTTTCGGTACCCAAATCCATATGCCCGTTAAAATTGATAATTACTGGCTTCCAAATGAGCCACTGGTTACACTTACAGGTGGTAAGAATATTGTTAAAACTGTTGTTGCCGGTTTAGAAGGTACCGTTAAAGAGGAGATCTCCACAAATGATTATATGATCGTTATAAAAGGGATTATCACCAATGAGCAGTCCGATGATTACCCCGAGGAGGATGTTGCCAAAATTCGCGAAATATGTGAGGCGTCCGGCATGCATGATGTGGTAAATAAGCTTTTCCGCATATTCGGGATTAATAATATTGTGATTGAATCATATAACATATTCGGCATTGCCGGTCACCAAAGCCAACAGGCCTATCAAATTAATGCCTGGAGTGATCGCCCGGTTGAATTAATATTACGGGAGGGCGTGTAATGCTGATTTTGCAATGTAAAATAATAATAGGTAAGTACGTATTTAACCATGTCAACCATGTGCAAATCGATAGCAGTCGCGCCACTTTGGTTGACACTGCTATTATTAGGCTTCCACAAAAATATAATGGCGAATATTTGGCCTCAAAGATAAACACCGGTGATCAGGTTGAAATACATCTTGGATATCACCCGGATATGATACTGGAGTTTACAGGTTATGTTAGTGAGATACGCCCAAATATCCCTGTTGAAATTTTATGTCAGGATAGTATGTATAAGCTAAAGCAGCAAAAGCCCAGCCCTGTTAATCATACAGGTACATTAAAAAGCCTGCTTCAAATCCTGGTACCGGGAATAAACGCTGAAGTACCTGACATTAACTTAAAGAATTTTAAGGTTGACGGTAAAGGATCCGTGGCCTATGCACTGAAGAAAATTAAAGAGTCCTATGGCCTTGACGTTTATTTTCGTGGCGATACTCTTTTCGCCGGGCTACCATTATCTGACTCAGCCGCTGTAAACGCTGATAAAGTTGTTTACAACCTTCAAAAAAATGTGATCAACCCCAGGTTAAATTATCGTAAGGTTGGTGACGTTAAGCTTAAAATAAAGGCTATTTCTCTATTGCCAAATAATACAAAGCTGGAGGCTACAACCGGTGATGAGGACGGGGCCCTTAAAACCCTTCATTTTTACAATTTAAGTACAAAGGCTGAATTACTCGTTCAGGCTGAGGAAACGCTCAAGCATCTAAAGTATGACGGTTTTGAGGGTAGTTTACTTGGTTTTGGAGCTCCATATTGTATACATGGCCAGGTTGCCGCAATTGAGGATCCCCGTTTTGAGTCCAGGAAAGGAAACCACTTTATAAACAGAACCGTTACAAGCTTCGGTACTGGTGGCTTCCGTAGACGAATATTTTTAGGAAGGAGGGCCTCATGACACCTGAAGAAAAATTGAGAAAATTACTGGAGGACTTTGTAAAGGGTTATATTAATATCCAGGTTCAACCGGCTAAGGTTATCAGCGTGGATCTAACAGAAGAAACATGCAACGTTGAGTTTTTGGATGAGGATCTAGCACCACACAACGAGGTACACCTTACAGCCGGTATTGGAGTTGGAACCGGGATGTTGCTCGAGCCGGAAATAAATAGTGTTGTTTATGTTGGAATTGTAAATAATGATCCCCAGTGGGCCTTTGTTGCACTATTCACAAAACTAAAGAGTATTAAGCTGCGTGGTGATCAGTTTGGAGGCCTTGTAAAAGTAGCCGATAATGTAACCAGGCTAAATAATATAGAGAAGGATTTAAACAGCCTTAAAACGGCGTTTAAAAATTGGTCACCGGTATCTCAGGACGGGGGTGCAGCGCTAAAGACTATTGCCGCAAATTGGTTCGGTACCAATCTGGAATTAACAAAGAAATCACACATTGAAAATACTGAAGTAAAACATGGCTAGCCCTATTGATATATTGCTCGATGAAAATTTCGACATCAAGGTTGAGAATGGCGATTTTGTGGTTGGTGATGCTACCTTACAAAATCAGCAGCTAATCTTAATCAGCCAGAAAGGTGAGTTTAAGGAAAACCCACTGGTAGGTGTTGGAATAAGAAACTATCTGCTGGATGATGCCACAATACATGAGATGCACCAGGATATCCAAAAGCAATTTGCCGCTGATGGAATGAACGTAGCTGAGATATCCGGGGAAACATGGAACACTACAATTATCAATGCCGAATATGAATAATACAACAACATACCGTTATCAGTCCGTCTTCGATTTAGCCATACAAGAGTATGGCTCTATTGAGGGCGTTTTTGAATTGATGGCCGCCAATCCCTCTCTGGAGCTTGATAGTGATATCGAATCCGGATCTATTGTAAAGCTCGAGGGCGATGTGAGCAGCTACCCGGTTGTTGAGCAATACAATAAATACAGCATAGCACCGGCCACCGGCAATATTGACGGCCTCCTTGCTTACTGTGAAAACGATGGAGGAATGATAACAAAAACTTATAATTACCCACTCACAAGTGGCGACAAAACATTCGACGGTATAAGGTTGTATAACCTTAATAAAGACTGTACTATTCAAATCAACTATTCCGATATCGATGCCGATGACGTAAGGGTTGAAATAGAAACGAGCCTTGACGGAGTTAATTTCAGCTCACTTCTGGAGGCTACCTGGTTACTTGATAAAACAAGGCCATCACATACTTTTAAAATACTTGGCCTTGTAACTTCATATGTTAGAGTAAAGCTTACCGTTGGCTCAGCAACCACCGGTACTATTGATAAAGTATTAATAATGGTGTAACGATGTCACAGAGAACGCTAGCAGAAATATACGATCAGATTGCCATTGAAAAAGCCGAAATGAGCACACTCAACAGCTGGTATACTAACAACAGCAATCCAAGTACTGTACTTGATGATCACCAAACTTTACTTGATGATTTATCCAGCTCCAGCAAGGTAGGTATATGGAGGCTGTTTATGTGGATTGTGGCCGTTGCCATTTGGTTACATGAAGGCCTTTGGTATGTATTCAAATCAGAAGTTGAAACAGATATCGCCGCCCATATGGCTCATACCACCCGATGGTACCAGGAGGAAAGTAAAAAGTTCCAATATGGTGACGAGCTCGTGTGGAATAGTGAAACCCGCCGTTATGAATATGAAATCTACGACGCTAACAAACTTATTATATCCAGAGCAGCTACTGAAGAAAATAACGGTATAGTTGCGATAAAGGTGGCCCGTACAAATAACGGCTCATTAGCTCCGCTGAGCGCTGAACAAAAAACAGCGTTTTTGGCCTTCTGGCAAAAGTATAAAGATGCCGGTGTTGTTATTAATATCATTAACGAGAATCCGGATCTGCTTAAGCTGGCTTATCAGATCTATTATGATCCCCTGGTTATAAATGCCGATGGATCCCTAATTAGTGACTCTACTATCAAGCCCGTAGAAGTAGCCATTAACAACTACATTGAGAATCTTGATTTTAACGGTCGTTTCCGCCTCGAGGAGTGCGATGCCGCAGTTAGAGCTGCTGACGGTGTAATTGATTTTAACCGTGCATCTGCGCAAAGCAAATACGGTGCTAACAGCTACTCCGATATAGTCCTTAACCTGGTAGCTTATTCAGGGTACTTTATTATTGATCCCGACAACGATTTAAGCTCATTAATTACTTACACGGCTAATGTTTAACAGTAACTTTTATAACGTTTTTCTTAAGCTGCTCCCGCTAAATTTGCGAAAGGAGAAAGTAATTGCATGGGTTAAGGTATTTGTTTCACAGATCAAGGAAATGAAAGATAGTTTTGCTTTATATCGGAGTGAAAAGCTGTTTTTTCTGGCCCATAACAGCCAGGTTATTTATCTGGAGCATATACTTAACAACCGTTTCAACCCAAACGGAAATGATCAGGATCCCGACTATGAGGGAAACGGTATTTACATATCCGATGGTCAGGAATTCGACGAAACATATATCAATAACACATCCGAGCTGGCCGATGATACTTACATATATAATAGCTCAGAATCCGGCTTTGATGAAGTGTACATATACAATCGTTCAGAATCACTTGAATTTGTGGGTTTCGTTGTTAATGTTCCGGACACCTTTAATGTTAATGAAAATGAATTGAAAGCCCTGGTTGCAAGGCTAAAGCTTGCGGGCAAACAATTTGAAATAAAATATTACACAATATGAACCATTTAAAAACAACCGATACAGGAGGGATGCCTCTACGCCTGGATGACTTCCGGTGGATTGATGACGCGCAAAAAGAAGCCTTTAAAGCAACAATCAAAACACTGATAGGATCTGCTGAAGCTGCCATATTATTCGGCTGCACAATAGAGGATACTGAGCAGGGTGATGTTTGGACATGTACCGAAGGCTTTGTGTATTTCAATGATGAGATATATTATGTAGAAGCTCACAGTGTTGTACATGATTCTAACTGGCTATATTTCATTGAAGAAATCACATATCAAACCCCTGAGGGATTAAAAACCTTTGAGGATGCCGGTCAACATGAGACCTATGAAATCAGAAGAGCTGTGCTAAATTCCGGGTCTTCACAACCAGCTAGCACCGCACTTTATAATATCGATGACGTAATGACCATACTAGGTGTAAGACTTAATTTATATCAACCACCGGCAGTTACAGCATGGACAGAGCAGCTTCTTACATCCAGTAATGTATCCATAACCGGTGAGGGAACTATTACATCTATTTCCGGCAAAATCAGGTATAAAGCCTCAGGTAAAAGAGCATTCGTAGCCATTGATTTAACGGTTACAGTTACAGCTCCAGGACCAATAATACAAATCCAGATACCAGGAGCTATAACTATCAAGCGCGAAATTTATGTATCGAGTATTATACCAAACATAACAGTACGACCTGCCGATAACACAGTTCCAGAGGGTTTGTACAAAGTAAGCGCCGAGGCTTACCCAAATCACCTGGCAATTGCTTCACTTTATAGTGGTGAGAATTTAGTAGCCGGATCGTACCACTTTTACGGAGAAATCTTTTTTGAAATTCAATAACAGGGAACAATGAACGAAGGCACATCAAAAATAGTTGACTTAAACGAAGTTGCAAATACAGAGAATTACAGAGGCGTAGTTGCACCATCAGCTGCCACACCATCAAACTTTGGTCATGGCCACTGGGTAAAATGCGAATCAAACGGCACATATGTAAACTACTCCAATTTAGCCGCCAACGCAGGCGATAAGCTAACATATAACGCTGAGCTCACAGTTTGGGAGAAAACGGATGGTAATCCTAATATGAGCGTGCTGAGTGGCGATTTAGATGCTGATGGGAATAAGATTTCAAATTTAGCACCGGGCATTTTACCAAATGGCGCAATTAATTTCAGTCAACTTGATAAAATTAAAAAAGCATTACCTAGTATTTATGAAAGTGCTGCCAGTACTTTGGATTTATATAATATTGAACAGGGTGCATGGTCTGGTGTTAGTGGTTGGATTTCTCACGCAAATAGAATTAGAGTGATGACAATACCAAAGTTGAAAAGCGGTCAGATATTAAATATTGCGATTAATGCAGGGTTTCAATGGGTGATGGTTGAATTTGCTAATTATGCTGATTCTGTTTCGGGCGAAAATGAAACAGCCTATATCGATTGGTCGGTAAATACAACACATAAGATATTAGATGAAACAAATTATATTGTAATAATTCTATCTTGCATTAGCGGTTCGGCTATTTCGGTGGGTGATTATACTTCTGTTGGGCTGGTAGTTGACGGAATCATTGCCAATGGTTTTAGTGATGTTGCAAAACAAGTTGATGTAGTTAAAAATGAAGTCGATATTTTAAAAATAGAAAGCGCACTTCCAAGTGTTTATGAAAGTACTTCCAGTGTATTAGATTTATCAAATATAACACGTGAGAAATGGACGCTTGCAAATGGTTTTGAATTTACAACTACTTGGCTTGCTGTAAAAACAATTCCAAAAGTAAAGGGAGGTCAGGAATTAACTGTTTCAATAAATGCTGCGTATAAATGGACGATTGTTGAATTTGCTAATTATCAAGATTCAGTAGATGGAACAGATCACACAGCCTATATTTTAAGCACCGATGCATCCGCAATCCTAAATTCAGATACTAATTATATAACAATATTTATCAGCAGAATAGATGCCGCCACATTATTAATTGGTGATTTTGATGATGCTGAATTGGTTATTGAAGGAATCATTGCCAATGGTTTTAATGATGTTGCAAAACAAACTGATATTGAACAATTAAGTGATGAATTAAATATTACTAATTCTTTAATTAACAGTATTGAAAGCGCATTACCGAGTATTTATGAAATAAAGGAGACATTAGATTTATCAAATATAACACAAAATGGTTGGACTCTTGCTGATGGTTTTGTATCATCTTCAAGTAGAATAGCTGTTAGAACAATTCCTAGAGTAAAGAGTGGTCAAGTGTTAGATATTTCAATAAATGCTTTGTTTAACTACATCATTGTTGAATTTGCCAACTATGCTGATTCTGTTTCGGGCGAAAACGCAATAGCTTATATTAATTGGTCAACAGAATCAACTCATACCTTCAACACTGCAACTAATTATTTTATTGTAATTCTTGCTTATATAGATAATTCCCCATTAGCGGTAAGTTATTATAATAATATTGAATTGGTTATCCGTGGCATCAAAAAAAGTGCTTTAGATTTATCAGTTATAGCAAGGGAAACATTTTCATTAACAAAGGGATTTACTTCAGCAACAACAAGGTTGTCAGTTAGAGACATATATAAATTCAAAGGTGGTCAAACGCTTGAGATTACAATTGCTTCAGGTTATGAATATACTGTTATAGAATTTGCTAATTATGCTGATTTTATAATTGGTCTTAATTATAATTTTTATACCGCATGGCAAACAGCAACAACTTTTACACTTCAAGAAGACACTAAATATGTTGCATTTTTAATTAAACTAAGCACAGATACTACAATAATAGTTTCAGATTTTGATACTACTGGATTTACCGTAACTGGTTTAATTTCAGAGCAAATTGATGAAGGTGCAGTTGTGTCAAAAGGTGATTTATTACATAGTAATTCTGTCCAAGAAGGAACAATTTACAATAACGGTACAATAATAAGAATTCATAATCCTTATAAATACAAAGGAAGACACAGGCTAAGGGGGCAAATGCATTGTCATAGTACAAATTCAGACGGTATTTTTACGCCTGATGAAGTTGTTGCACTTTTTAAAAGTGTAGGATATGATTTTTGTACAATTACTGACCATAATTATATTACAACTGAACCCGCTGGCAATGAATTAATTTGGCTTTGTGATTCGTATGAACATAATGACACTGGTGCAGAGGCTTGGACACATCATTGTATTTATAATTGTTCAGATATTTATACTGGTAATGATGGTATTTTGGGTTTGTATTCCTATTTTTATACTAACGGAAATAGTATTTTAAATTGGGCGCATACGGACTTAGATGAAGGTGGTGAAGATGCACATTTAGATGAAGTTGACGGTGGCCTTTCATTTACCGAAGTAATCAATGGCACATCCTCACCTACAAGTCCAGTTGATTATTTTGAACAAACAGAAAGAGGGTTTAAAAGGTTGTTAAATAATGGTCAAAATGTTTATGCAATTGCTGTTGATGATATGCACAGTCTTAATCACTTAAAGAAGGGTTGGGTTGAAGTCCTTTCTGATGGTAAAGACCCGAATGATATTTGGTTGTCATTATTAAGGGGGTCATTTTTTGCAAATTCTGATTTTTTACAAGAATCAAACGGCGTTTCAAATCCAAGTGTTGACATTGTTAACGGAACAATGCAAGTTTCAGTTGATGACCCAGAAGCAACAATTGAATTCATTGGTTCTTCAGGGTCTTTGCAAACAAGTACTGGTTCTTCTTTGGCTTCAAAGACAGTTGCACAATATAAAATTTTAGGAACTGAAGTTTGGATTTACGCTAAAATTACGGTTCTTATAAATAGAATTTGTTGGACGCAGCCAATAAAGATATTAGAGGTTCTCAAGCCCACTGATTTTATTGGTTTTTAATACAAATAGCTAAATTTATTGTGCTATAATGTATAAACATTTTAAGGGAAAATAAAACCAAAAAATAAACTTAAAATGTGTAAAAACAATGAAACCACCATTTTCCTATTATGGAGGCAAACAAACGTTAGCTCCAAAAATTATCAAGTTAATACCTAAGCACAATTTGTATTGTGAGCCATTTTGTGGCGGTGCAGCAGTCTTTTTTAATAAGGATAAAGCAATTAGCCAGGTTGAAGTATTAAACGATACAAATCAAGAAATAATTAACTTTTTCAGGGTAGTACAAAATGAGTTTGTAAGCCTGGAGAAGGAAATTAGAATCAGCCTGCACTCTCGGAGACTTTTTGCAGATGCAAAAGTGATCTACAATAATCCTCATATGTTCAGTGAAATCAAACGAGCCTGGGCTTTATGGTTAATGGCTACTCAAGGTTTTGCATCCATGTTAGATGGCTCCTGGGGTTATGATAAGAAGAAACGTACCACAAGTAAGAAGGTTATGAATAAGCGAGAGGCATTCTCTGAGGAGTTTGCTTATAGGCTCCAGGATGTTCAAATCGAATGTACAGATGCCTTAAGGATCATAACCAGCCGGGATACTCCAGATTCATTCTTTTACATCGATCCACCGTATTATAATAGTGATTGTGGCCACTACGATGGTTATACAATTGAAGACTTTAAACAGCTTTTAAACACCCTTTCAAAACTAGAAGGAAAGTTCTTGTTAAGCAGCTATCCAAGCCCAATACTAACAGAATATACAAAGGCCAACAAATGGTACCGAACCAGCAAAGAAATGAATGTAAGCGTAAACAAAGGGGTTACAGGAAAGCGTAAGGTTGAAGTGCTAACGGCTAATTATAAGATTGTTTAAATACTGTTTAATGCCTGTAAAGTGCACCTGTGTTAAGCTGCTTGGCATGTTTGTATTCATCAAGTAGCTTTATTTCTATATTATGAGCATCTTTTATATCATCACAAATGATAATAAATATGTGAGAAGCTCCTTTAGATCCCATCCATTTAGTCAGATCAGAACCTGGTAATATGTTATCAAAATCCTTTGTTGAACCAACTCCTAGAACTATATATGATGTACCTACTGGATTCATGCGTACAGCCCCATAAACACCAAACTTGTTCTTTGGAAGGCTCTTGAAATCTAGAGTCTCCGGATAGAACTTTTTTGCAAGTACAGTCTTTTTATAACTAGCCTCAAGATAGTGTGTGAAATTATTAGTCATAGTTTAAATGATGTTTGATTGCTGTAAACATTAAATTTGTGGCAATTTAACATAAATACATGATATTATGACACCAATAGAAAAAGACGCCCAATTCAAGAAGGCCCTATATGAATTAGAGGAAAAACAATTAGGCCATTTTAAGGCTCAAGGTAAGAACTTGAACAGCATGGTAATGCGCTCATACAATAATAATAATAAATACTGGATTGATGCGATACACGCTGATGTGCCAGAAGCAGTGGTAAAGGAAATAGGTGTGCTGTTTGATAGAATATTTAAATAATATACCTTCGTGCGGTAAAATCGGAGCAATTTGTTTTCAGATGAGGGTACAATTCGATTTTGCGATTATA